ATAACGCTGGCGTAGCTATTCTGCATGATTGGTTCAAAGATGCCTTGATGCAAAAGAACGGCATTGTTAAAGCGTATTGGGAAGACAAAGAAGACATTACAAAAGAGCGTTACTTTGACTTGTCTGATGACGAGTTAGCAATGCTGATGAGTGATGAGACTATGGAGATTGTCGAGCAAGATACGACAGAACTTCCTATCATTGACCCAATGGGACAACCAGTTGTTGACCCTATGGGTATGCCTGTGATGAGTGCTACACACAATGTTGTGGTGCAACAAAAGAAAAAGTCAGGCAAAGTAACGATTGAGAACTTGCCTCCAGAGGAGTTCTTGATTAGCAAGAAGGCTAGAACTATTGCTGATAGCCCATTTGTAGCCCACAGACAGATGTTGACTCGTAGTGACTTGGTTGCTATGGGTTTTAATAAAAAGCAAGTTGAAGGCTTGCAGATGGGTGACGCACTAGCGTACACACCAGAGCGTGTGGCTCGTTACGCAGCAGGTGAGCAACCCTACCAAACTCAGACTGATGACCCATCAATGCAAGAGATTGAGGTCTTTGAGTGCTATGTCAAAACTGATATGAACGGAAAGGGCATTGCTGCTCTGACTCAAGTCTTTTACGCTTCCAATGAGATTCTGCAAGACGAGGATGGTAAGGAGATGGTTGAGGAAGTGGACTATGTTCCTTTCCACTCAATCTGTCCTATCCCAATTCCGCACAAGTTCTTTGGGAACTCGTTAGCTGACAGAACAGTTGACCTACAGTTAATCAAGACCACTATCACTCGTCAGATGTTGGATAACTTATATCTGACAAACAATGCTCGTGTGGTTGCGGTTGAAGGTCAAGTAAACCTTGATGACTTGCTAACTTCAACTGCTGGTGGTGTTATTCGTGCTAAGTCACAAGGTGCTGTTCAGCAGTTGGTTGTTCAGAACGTGGCTAATCAGGCTTTCCCAATGCTTCAGTATTTGGACACAGTACAGTCTAAGCGTACTGGTGTATCTGATGCTTCACAGGGTTTAGACCCTGCTATCTTGCAGAACGTGACTGCTGCTGCGGTTGCTTCTATGCAACAAGCTGGCGCAGGTAAGATTGAACTGATGGCTCGAATCTTTGCTGAGACAGGTGTTAAGTCTTTGTTCCAAGGCATCTTGCACTTGCTCTGTAAGTATCAGGACAAGGCTCGTGTTGTGCGTATGCGTGGTGAGTTCGTAGAGTTTGACCCTAGAACATGGGCTAACCAATATGATGTTTCTATCAACGTGGGTCTGGGTGCTGGAAACCGACAAGAGCAGATGGCTATGTTGTCTATGGTTCTTGCTAAACAAGAGCAGTTGATTGCTCAGTACGGCCCTGCCAACCCTTACGTTTCTCCTGCACAGTATCGTGGCACATTGGGACGCATGGTAGAGATTGCTGGCTTTAAAGATAGTGCTGAGTTCTACAAAGCGATTACACCAGAGCAAGACCAGATGCTCTCGAATCCTCCTCCACAAGAGCAACAGATGCCTCCAGAAGTTCAAGCAATTATGGCTAAGACTCAAGCTGAGATACAAGCCAACCAAGCTAAAGCACAAGCTGACTTGCAGATGCAACAACAGCAAATGCAGATTGATATGCAGATGGCTGAACAGAAGGCTGCTCTTGAAATGCAATTGATGCGTGAGAAAGAAATGGCTAAGTTGCAACTTGAGCGTGAGAAACAACAGGCTTACTTTGCATTGAAGCAACAAGAGTTTGAAGCAGAAGCCCAATTGAAAGCAATGAAGATTGGTGCTGGCATTACATCCAACGTAGAGATTAGAGGTTAATCATGGCTACAGCACCAGCATATTACACAGACCAGATGGTCAAGGACTATATTGCAAATCAATATAAAGGTCTAAGTGGTGATGCTCTTTATACGGCTATTGCTACTGAAGCTGCTGCACAAGGTGTTCCAGCAGAACAAATTGGGCGTGTTTTAGGTTTTGATACTGGCGTTGTTAATCAGTATGCAACTAACGTAGGTAAGCCACTTGTTGCTGAACAGAAAGCACTTGATACAGTAATTGATTATGCTTATAACACTCAGTTGGGGCGTGATGCTACAGCCAAAGAAAAGACTGAAGCTGTTAACTACCTAACTGGTGGTGGCACTTTTACAAATCAAGGAAATTCTGTTCTTGGAACTGGTGTTCTTAATTACAGTACAGAAGGCTATAACTACGACACACAAAGCATTATTTCTGGCTATCGTAGCGCACTAGGCAGAAACCCTACTCAGACAGAATATGTTTCTGCAATGGCTAATTTGGGTTACAACCCATACGATGCTACTGTGCTTGGTGAGGCTGGTAAGTTATCGGCTAATGTTGCTGCGCTAGAGAGTGACCCATTTGCAGGGCGTTACGCTAATGTCAACCCCTATGGTGTGTATGACCCTACGACACAGACTTATAAGTTAGATGGAACAATACCTAACATTTCCCAGAATGTAACTGGTAACAGCGTTCAGTTTATTAACCCTGTTACGCAACAACCTATTGTTACATCGTTTGTAGATGGTAAGTTAGTTGTTAAAGAAGGCGTAAATACGCTAACTGGTGAGCAAGCACAAGCAGCCATCAATCTGGCTTTGGGTACTGGTGCGTTAACTGGTACTGAGTATAAAAACCTAACTGGTGCATTGGCTAACGCTAAGTCAATGGATGACGTTTATAAAGCATTTGGTACGCCACAAGCGGTAGCAGCGTTAGACCCTAACTATGGTTTCCAATTAGGCGTGGGTAAGACATTACAACAAGCACAGGCAAACTCTACTGGTGTTCAAGCCTTGGTAGATAAGATAGCTGCTGAGAATGGCGGTAGATTACCTGCTAACTTCTCTGTGGCTAACTTGGCTAAAACAGCTAATGTTCCTTTCCAGTTTGGTCAACAAGTTTATGATAAAGCCTACACAACTGATGCAGGTCAAAGAATTAACACATTAGCAAAAGCACCAACATCTCCATTTAACTTTAACCCTGCTAACGTCTATCAAGCACCGATAGTTGCAGGTCAGATGCGTGAGTTGTTCCCTGCGTTTGGCGAATCTAAGCGTTTAGCACAAGGCTTGATTAACGAGCGTCCTACGACTCAAAGTATTGTTAACATGATTCAAGGTTTGCCAGCAGATAACACTCTTGGACTAAACACCATGCAAAAGAATGTAGTTAGTGCGCCTACTTCATTGAATAATGTCTTAGGCTTAATTGCTAAGTGAGAACAGAATGAACTATCAAGAACTGGTTAGTTTAGTTGGTGGAAGTAATCCACAGGCTGCCTCATATCAGGATATTGTTTCTGGCATACAGAGCCAGTATCGTCCACAGACGCAGTTTGCACCTACCACTTCATTGTTAGACATGATTGGTAACCAGTTGCCAGAGCAACCAAGAATTGCTTATGGCTCATTGCTACAAGCACAACCAAGAGTTCTGCCCACACCAATGACTCAGGTAAAAGCAGCAGACACTATTGCTAGTGTAGATTCTGGCGTATTCAATCTTGGAAACTTGGATACAGGCAAGATTACTGGTAACACAGCCATTGATAACACTCTAGTTTATAACAACGACTTTACTAAAAATATTGGTGCAAATATTGGTAATATTACAGCAGGCGATGTGGCAAAAGTTGGAGGTGTAGTAGCACCGATAGCTGCTTTGGCTGGTAACTCAGACTTAGTTAAAACAGCAGTTGCATTAAACTTGATTGCCTCTGCTGCTGACATTAAAACAGAGCAAGATGTAATTAACTTAGGTACAAGGATGGCGTTGTTGGCGGCAGGGCCATCTGGTAATCTGTTAGCCGCAGGTCTTGGTTTAGCTACTAACAATACTCCAATGACAGCCAATGCTTTACTCGGATTAGTAAACCCAACTTTAGGAATTATTAACAGTATCGCTAGTAATTTAACTGATTACAGTTTTGGCGACATTGTTAATGGCTTGTTAAACACCCCAGAGGGAACTGTATCTGAGTATGGTTTATTGGGTGCTGCTAACTTAGCTGGAACTGCTGACGCAAGCAGAAGAAGGGCGGGTGATGCCTTTGATAGCCTTGATGCAAACCAACAACGAGTATTGTCTGAGCTTTATGACTCATATCAGCGTGACCTTAATAGAGGTGGTTTTGACTTAACTGGAAGTTACGACTTTAGAAGTGGCTCTGGTGGTGGTAAATTAGTAGATGACAACTCACAAATTCAATATGCCTACTGATAAACACCTATTGGCTCAATGGGCTAAAAACTTACTAAATGATGACTTTTTCAAAGAAGTCATAGATAACTTGAAAAAAGAACAGATTAGTGTGATAATTAACACAAGTGCAGAAGAATGTGATAGGCGTGAAGACGCTTATCGGCACATTAAGTCTATTGAATTGATTACAGGACACCTAGAAGGTTTAGCCTCGGAAACTGTGATTAAAGAGAAGAAGTGGAAAATTCTGTAGGGTTTACCCTACCCTCCGTCCAGAAGGTTTCTGGCGATTATTGAGATGACAAATGGAAAACACCAACCCTAATGGGAGTGAAAGCCTAGATGTAAACCAAGCCGCTTCAGCGTTTGAAGGTTTGATGGGTGATTCTGAGGAAGCTGACAACAGCCAAGCCGAGGGTCAACCAGAGTACCAACAAGAGACTGACGAAGTTGAGTATTCAGAGGAATCTGATGAGCCTAAGCCTAGATATAAAGTCAAGGCATCTGGTGAGGAAGTCGAAGTAGAACTAGACGAACTTATTAAGGGCTATCAACAAGGTACGGACTACACTAAAAAGTCTCAGGCTCTAGCTGAACAACGTAAGGCGATTGAAGCTGAACGTAGTCACTTAGAGTATGTAAAACAAGAGCGACAGGCATACGCCCAGAAGTTGCAAGCGTTGGATAGCTTCCTTACGCAGCAGCATCAGGGTGTGGACTTAGAAGTTTTAAAGGAAACAGACCCTATCGGTTATGCGGTAGCGGTAGCTGAACAGAGCCAGCGTGAGAAGCAGTTAGCAGTAGTCAGGAATGAACAGCAACGCATTGCCCAACAGCAACAAGCAGAGCAACAATCCCAACTGCAAAACCATCTCCGTCAAGAATCTGAGAAGCTAGTTAGTCTGATTCCTGAGTTAGCGACACCACAGGGTGATGCGGTACGGAAACAAATCCGTGACTATGCGAAGTCTGTAGGTTGGTCTGACCAAGAACTCAGTTCCGTGTATGACTCTCGTGCTGTGATGACCTTGTATAAGGCAATGAAGTATGAGCAACTTCAAAAGAGCAAACCAGAGTTAAATAAAAAACTCGTGGCTGCCCCTAAGATGATGCGTTCTGGTACTTCTGCGCCTCAAGCTAGGTCTTCACAAGATAAACAGGTTATGCAGAGGTTGCGTGAGACAGGAAAAGTCTCAGACGCTGCCAAAGCATTTGAACGATTCTTTTAAATTTTGGAGTATTAAATTATGGCTACCTATCAAACATATACCGCAATCGGTATGAGAGAAGACCTTTCGGATGTTATCTACTCGATTTCACCAACAGATGTTCCATTTATGTCTTCCATTGGCAAGACTAAAGCTACTGCTGTTCTACATGAGTGGCAAACCGATTCGTTAGCGGCCGCAACTTTAGACAATTACACAGTCGAAGGGGCCACGGCATCTGACGCTACTATGTCTCCTACTACTCGTGTAGGCAACCGCACTCAGATTGCACAGAAGACTATCAAGATTTCTGGCACTTTGCAGTCTGTTGATAAAGCAGGCCGAAAATCCGAAAAAGCCTACCAATTGGCCAAAGCAAGTTCGGAAATTAAGAGGGACATGGAGACTACATTGTTGAGCAACCAAACTGCTGCTAACGGCAATTCCTCTACTGCTCGTAAATTGGGTGGTCTGCAAGCATGGTTGAACTCCAACTATGATGGCGGTACTTCTGGTGTCGCTGGTGACTTGGGTACAACTGCACGTACAAACGGCACAAACCGCACTTTTGACGAAACAATCTTGAAGACTGTTATCCGTGAAGTTTACGCTTCTGGTGGCAATCCTAAAGTGCTGATGGTCAACC